GGCCGGCGGGCAGTAGGCAGGCGGACGCGGCGTGATCCTCCCCACCCCAACCCATTGCGCGTGCGGCGCGCCCGATCTCGTCGCCGTCGATCCCGGCGATGCGCCGGAATACGCGGCCATCGGGGAGACGCGGGTTGTGATCGGGCAGGGACGCCCGGCGCGGGGGTGGTGCGCGGGGTGCTGGATGCTGGCGGGGAGGAAGGCGGCGTGACAACCGAAATAAAGGCCGAGCGCATACCCGCCGAAATGTTTCATCCGAGCGTGTTTATTTTGGACGAACTGAAGGCGCGCGGGTGGACGCTGGACGACCTCGCCCTACGCATGGGCGGCGACTTCAGCATCAACCGCCTCGCGCTCGATTTGTACATCGCGGTCGGGCCAGATGAACCGGACCTATTGCTTGGTGATGGCGAGGACTTCGCCCGCGCGTTCGGCACATCCCCCGAGTTCTTTCGCAATCTGGAGGCGGGATGGCGCAAATGGGCAAAGGTGAAGGCGGCGTGACGGATATCCCGGCTGTTCTTCACGCGCTTGGCAATGTTAGCGCGATCGGACTCGCCATTGCGTGGTGGGTCGAGCGACGCCGGCGTCTGGCAGCGGAACGGAGGCGCAGGTCATGAACACCGCAACCGGCGTGACAACCGAACCCCACACCGCAGCCGACGTGCTGGCCGATCTGCGCCGCGCAACCGAAGCGGCCGGCGGCGTCGTGGCCTGGGCGCGTGCGGCGGGCGTGTCGCACACCGCTGTGTCGCTGACTCTGAGCGGCCATCGGGCGGTTCCGGAGAGTTTGGCCAACGCGTGCGGTTACATCGTTGAAACGCGATATCGGCGGATCGGGAAGGTGGCGTGATGGCAATCCGGGCAATTTTATACTTCCATTACCCGCCGGAATCCTGTCACAATCGGGGGCGAATCGTGAGCGCCGCCGGCCGTTGCGAGCCTTGGGAACCCCGCCGCCGGCCCTTACCCTTGGGGGGCGAAGCAATGAGCACGAACGTCGTTAACTTGGATGCGCTAATCCCGCGCGATGATTTTGCCGTGGACGACGCCGCATCGAAAGCTACTCCGCCAGATCGAATTTCGATAGCGCACCTGGATGGCCACTTTTTTGCTGGCGATCTGCGGAAACCAGACTTCCAGCGGGAAACGGCCCATTGGACCCCCGCCAAAGTGGTAGACCTTATTCGGTCATTCCTCGATGCGGACCTAATCCCGGCCATAATTCTTTGGCGAGCGGGGCGCAGCATATTCGTTATTGATGGTGCCCACCGTCTGAGCGCTCTGATGGCATGGATTTTGGACGACTATGGGGACAGACGCACGTCAATCGACCATTTTGGCGGTCATATCACCGACGATCAGCGGCGGGTCGCAGAACGGACGAGGGAACTTGCGCTAAAACTGGTGGGTTCTTACGCGCAGTACCAAGCGTTCCGGAATAACCGAGGGGGCGCCCCGGAGAACATGCAGAAGCGGCTTAGCAACCTTGCGGACAATTCCTTGGTTGCCCAGTGGGTTACTGCGACTGACGCAAAATCCGCCGAGGACTCTTTCTTTAAGATCAATCAGCAGGGAACGCCCATCGACCCAACCGAACGGCGGCTATTGAGGTCGCGTGGTTCTGCCAGTGCTATTTCAGCTCGCGCAATTACACACGCTGGGTCTGGCCACCGCTACTGGAATGCGTTCGGAGGAGAGGTCCAGACTCAAATCGAAACGGCAGGTAGAGACATTTATCGGGCGCTATACCAGCCGCCCATCACTGGCATGCCATTAACTACATTGGACGTCCCCGTCGGCGGGAGGGGGTACAACGCTCTGCCATTTGTGTTTGACCTCGTAAACCAAGCCAACAACGTCAGGATTGCGGACAGCACATCCACGGGGGACGACAAGGAGAAATTGCCGCCCGACGCCGACGGAAGCGTTACCGTGGAATATCTGCGAGGAGTACGACGCCGCATCGACCGGATCGCAGGGGATAGTTCCCGGTCGCTTGGCCTGCATCCGGTTGTGTATTTCTATACTCGAAGCGGAGCATTTCAGCCGTCCACCTTTCTGGCTGTTTCTGGCTTCCTAGAGGAACTAGCTGCAACTGAAAAACTGATTGATTTCACTCTGCACCGGCGGCACTTTGAGGACTTTCTGATTAAACACAAGGAGGCAACAACACTCCTGATCAAGCAACTTGGTAGCGGGACAAGGCATATTCCGCGGCTACGGGAGTACTACAATCGCGTGTTTAGAGGGCTGCTTGACGGCAAGAGCGCAGAACAGATTCAGGCCGAGTTTTCTGCGGCGCCCGATTTTGCATTTTTGACTGCGGCCCGACCGCCCGACGCTCGGCCTGAGTCAACGAAGGAGAAGAAGTCATTCAACCGTGGGACAAAGACTGCGGCGTACTTTGAAGCAGCTCTTCCGGCTGGTGCGAGGTGCGCGTTATGTGGTGCCCTGGTTCACAAGAACTCGATCCAAATCGACCACGCCGTAGATCGGCGCAACTTGGGTGCTGCTGATATGTCAAACGCCCAAGTCAGCCATCCGTTCTGCAATTCAGTGAAAGACCACATACTCAATCGGATTTGGTCTTTACCTGTGGCCTCTTCGGCATCTGAGGTGCCATGACCTTTCGAAACACCCGCTCGAACTCCTCCGGGTCTTCTGACGCGCCGATCTCGCGCGCGGTCTCGATGAACCGTTCGCGCTGGGGCTTTTCGTCGGGCGGACGGGGTTTGCGTGCTGGCATGGTCTCTTTCACTTCGCTGACTATTGGAGCGTCTTCGGGGCTTCTAACGGAGGACTTGCGGCTTGTTTTTTCATCCGTTCTACAAAGTCCGCAAGGAATTTCACCATGCCCTCAGCGCCGAAAAATGGCATTACCAATCTACCAATCACGACATTGGTGAAGAAGCTAGGTGTCTGCGTGTAATCGCAACGACGTGAGGTGAATGTAATGTGGACGTTCCCATTGTTCAAAAAGACACCAATCGCATCATCTGCGAAGACGTCCGGTGCCAGCGGGCTGTCAATGATTGGGATTGGTTTGTCTTCTGGTATGCTTGGCATGGCAAACAGCCCTCCGTTCGAGTTGTGGCATTACGACCCTGCTACGGGTCGCCGAACTTCGCTGGGAGTGCGTCAAGCGCCAACTCCCCCTGCCGTGGATCGGCAATGACCGATCCGCGTCTCCATTCCCTCTCACGCCCCCGCTTGGGGTGGGACAATCTCGACTGTCCAGTTTCCACTAGTCGTGCGATAGGTCAGCCGCTTGCCTTTGGCGCCCTTCACGATCAGGTCGGTACGCTGCACATCGTCGATGCCCCGCGCGATCCGATTGCTGTATCGGAAATCGAACTCGGACAGGTAGCGGTGAAGGTGGGCTTCCGACACGTGGAAGTAGCAACCGTAAATCCCACGCTTCAGGATGGAGAAGTAGCCCTCGACCGAATTGGTGTAGTCCTCGCCCCGGACATATTCCTTGGCGCTGTGGTTGACGGCGCCATGACCGCCCTGGAAGTTCCAGCCAAGGTACCGATAGACCGCCGCCTCATCGGAATTGAACCGGCTGTCCTTATGGGCGTGGAATCCGAGGATGGGGGCCAGAGTGGTGGCGGTCACATTCGGGACATGAAAGCTGCGGACTTTCCCGCCACGCTCAACCAACGACATGACGATCTGCTTCGGCGGGATCGGCCCGAACGCGCGATTTTCGCCGCTGCCGCCGATATAGGTGTCATCCGCCTCTATGGTAATGCCGGCACCTCCGATCTGCGGGGTGAACAGGTCGCGGGTTTCCTTCATGCACTCGCGGATGCGGTGCGACAGGAACCATGCGGACTTGAGGGTGACGCCCAAGGTCCGATGCAGTTGGTGGGTGCTGATCCCCTTCTTCGAACTGCCGAGCAAGTGCATCGCCTGCAACCAGATGTGCAGCGGGATATGGCTGGACTCGAAAATGGTTCCGACGGTTACAGCGAATGGCTTGCGGCAGACATAGCACTTGCACTGCCCGAGTTTGGTGCTCTTGCCGTTCATCCGCCCGACGCGAGCGGTCTCGCCGCACCGAGGGCAGACCGGCCCGTTCGGCCACAGCCGCGCCTCGACGAACGCCAGGGCGGCGGCCTCGTCATGGAAATGGTCGGCGGACAGGACGGACTTGGTCATGGGGGCCTCCTATGCCCAAAGTCCTACCCCTTCCCGCTGGGTAAGTCAAGTATAAAATTGCCGGCAATCCGCGCAATCGAGAAAACCGACAACGTGACAGCGGGCGGCATCGCGGCGGATCGGCTGCGATCGCTGGTGGAACGCATCGAGCGGCTTGAAGAAGAGCGCAAGGCACTCGGTTCGGACATCAAGGACATATACACCGAGGCGAAATCCGCCGGGTTCGACACGAAGGTACTGCGTCAGCTGATCCGCATTCGCAGGCAGGAGCCGGCGGAGGTGGAGGAGCAGGAAACGCTGCTCGACGTTTACCGGCGGGCGTTGGGATGCTGACCCCCGACCTCCTCGACCCAGACGGCCCGGCCGGCGTGGCGGGTGGGGCGCAGGTGCAGAAGCCGCGTCGCCGCAGCCCGGAGCATTCGTTCCAGGCATGGGCCGATCGGTTGCTCGACCGGGTCGTGGTGCCGCCGATGTTCACGACGGCGATCGACCATGCGGCTGCCGACATGGCGCACATAGGCCGACGCGCGGCGCTACAGGGGCGTGGCGTGAAGTTCGGACTGCCGGACGTGTTCGTGTGCCAGGCGGCGCAGGACGGTGGCAGCAGCGTAGACTTGTGGATCGAGCTGAAGCGCGGCTCGCGTGTGTCGTCGGCGCAGGAGGGCGTGCACACGGCGATGCGACGCGCCGGCCAGTCGGTGGCGGTGTGTAGCTCGATGGCCGGCATCGTCGCGGCGTTGCGCAATTACGGATTCGACGTGCACGGCAACGCGGATGCGCTCGCGGCCGAGTATGAGGCGCGAGTGGTGGCGAAGGAGCGTGCGCCGGCCGTGGTGCGCAAGCCCACCCGCGCCAAGCCTGGGCGTGCGCGTTACGGCAGCGGGGGGATTACGACGGCCATGCAGGTCGGCCTGGGGGCGCGGCGGTGATCCGCATCCTGCGTGGCGACTGCCGGGAGGTATTGCGCACGCTCGGGGATGCGTCGGTGCAGTGCGTGGTAACGAGTCCACCGTATTTCGGGCTGCGCGATTACAAGGCGAGCGGACAGATCGGCCTTGAGGCATCGCCGAGCGAATACGTCGTGGCATTGCGCGAGGTGTTCTGGGAAGTGCGCCGCGTTCTGCGGGAGGATGGGACGGTTTGGCTGAATCTGGGCGACTCTTACGCATGCGACGCAGGCAAGGGGCAACACAAGCCAGGCGACCCGGGGAAGCACAATTACATCATCGAACGCGGCAACGGCCGCGCGGCGGGCGGCATGGCATTGGGCGGTGTCATTAAGGAAAAAGACCTCCTGATGATCCCAGCCCGTGTTGCGCTCGCACTACAAGCGGATGGCTGGTGGTTGCGGTCGGATATCATCTGGCACAAGCCGAACCCGATGCCGGAGAGCGTCACGGACCGCCCTACCGCAGCGCATGAACACGTATTCTTGCTGACGAAGGCAGCGCGGTACTTCTACGACGGGGACGCGGTGAGGGAGGGATACAACGAAGCGAGTGTGGGCAGGTATAATTATGCGATGATGGGGACCGGTCCCGCGAGCCGGCAGCCTGGGGGAGATATGAAGCGGGCGGCTAGGGAGAAATACCAAAGAGGACCGAACCCAGCCGGCCGCAATCTCCGTAACGTTTGGACGATAACCACCCGCAGCTTTACGGACGCCCACTTCGCGACATTCCCGCCCGACCTCGCCGACCGATGCATCAAGGCTGGCACAAGCGAGCGTGGCGCCTGTCCTACCTGCGGCGCGCCGTGGGTGCGGATTGTCACAAAGGGGGCGCCAGACGAAGCGCACAAGGCCGCGTGTGGCGCCGATGCGTTGGGATGTTACAACGGGCGCTCCACGAAGGACCACGCCGCTGCGGGGGTTCAGGACGCCAGCGCGGTTAAGGCTCGCATCCTCGCTGGGATGCGTGAGCGAATAAGCGAATGGCACCAATCCTGCGCTTGCTCGCCCGCGCATCCCGTTCCGTGCGTCGTTCTCGACCCCTTCTACGGCGCCGGCACCACCGGCCTTGTCGCCGATCGGCTCGGCCGTGACTGCATCGGCATCGAATTGAATCCCGATTACACGGTAATGGCTGCAAATCGCCTCACCCGCGACGCCGGCCTATTCGCCGAGGTGGCGCATGAGTGACCTTGCGCCTGGGCATGCGGCATCACGCGCGCTGGAACGATTCGGCATCCGGCTCACGGTGGCCGACTTCCGGCAGATCATGCTGGACATCACCGATGCCGTCGCGGGCGTGCGGTTCGACGCGGTGCTTCAGCGGAAGCAGCCGGACGGGATGGAGGTGTGGTTCGTCACCGCGTGCGAACGGCGCATCCGGGTGTGCTACGCGCCGGCGAGCGCTGCGGTCGTGACGGTGCTGTCCGAGCATGACCGGCTGACGCACAAGGTGGATAAGCAGCGCATATGGGGGCGTGGGCGGCGGGAAAGGCGGGTGGCGCATGAGTGACCGCCTCCCCCCGATCCCCACCACCCTCTCCGGCACCAGCCCGCGTGTGGGGCACCTCCGCGTGCCCGGGCGGCCGGAATACCTCGTGTCGGTCGAGCGCACCCCTGCCGGCGCCACGCTGACCGCGCGGCCCACGTCTGGGGGCATGCCGTGCGTTATCGAGATGCTGTTTATTCCCCGGCATCTGAGCGACGATCTGGCACCCATCCCAGCGCATTTCCGCGGTACCGGCCGCATCGACGGTTACGAATTTCGCATCCATGCCGACGCGCGGATGCTGACGCTCACGCTGTATGACGACCTCCCGACGCAACGGGTGACGTGGCGGGAGGCGGCGGAGTGAAGTTGTCGCATGCGATGCCGGACATGGCGATCCCGTCGCTTCGGCGCGTTGAAAAAGCGCTCGCCGGTGTGTGCTCATGCGGCGGGGACACGGCAACTCTCGTGCGACGCGAGATAGAGCCGGAGGGCCGCCCGCGCTACTGGACGGTCTGGCTTCAATGCGACGGCTGCGGGCGGGGAACCGATGGCCCGCTGTCGGTGTCAGAACATTGGCACTGGAATACTTACGCGGAGTGGAACCCGGCACTTCGGGAACAATGGGGAGCCGATCGGGCGGGGCGGTTTTATGCGGCGGCTGATCAGTCGCGGGTTGCGGCCCTTCAGAGCCGCAGTGAACGGCGCGCAGGCTACGCGGAGTTCTGCCGCACGAATCCCGAGTGGCACAGCCTGCGCGACCGCGTGCTCTGGCGCTCGCGGGGATATTGCGAAGCCTGCCTGACCGCCAAAGCCGTGACCGCGCATCACCTGACGTACGCGCTTGGACTGTTGCCGCCCGCGTGGGAACTGCGCGCGGTGTGCCAGGCATGCCACGACCGGTTGCACGCCGATGTTGGCGGTAAACAAGACGAATGGTGCCCGCGCACCGTCACGGCGCCGACCGATGTGGTGGTGTAACCCGTGCCAACAGCACTCGACATTGCCCTCTCGATTGCCTCGCAGGGCTTCCCTGTATTCCCGTGCGCGCGGAACAAGCAGCCGGCCATCAGCAAAGAGCGCGGCGGCCGGGGGTTTCTCGACGCCAGCACCGATCCCGAGCGCATCAAGGTCATGTTCGGGCAGGCGGGCGATCTGGTCGGTTCGCCCACGGGCGAGATCACCGGGTTCGACGTGCTGGACCTGGATTACCGGCACCGCGCTCAGGACTGGGAATCGGCCAACACGCACCGATTGCCTGAGACCCGCATTCACCAGACCCAATCGGGCGGCCGGCATTATCTGTTCCGGCATGCCCCCGGCGTCCGCAACAGCGCCGGGCGCATCGCCCAAGGCGTCGATGTCCGCGGCGACGGTGGCTACGTCGTCATGCCGCCGTCGCTCGGATACGGCATCATCAACGATTCCGATATCGCCGAGTGGCCGGACTGGCTGCTGGAACTCGCGCTCCCGCCCCCCGAACCCCCGCGCCGGCCAGTCGCGCACCCAGCGGTGTCGGTGGAGTCCAAACGGTACGACGGCTTCATTCGTGGCGTCGCTGACCGGGTGGGGCGCGCCGCTGACGGCGCCAAGCACTTCGCGCTCCGTAACGCAGCCCTTTCGCTCGGCGGCATCCAGGACGCCGCTGGGCTGTCGGACGACGCCGCCACGCAGCTCCTGCTCGCGGCGCTGCCGCCCGGGGTCAAGGACTGGAAGGCCGCTGCCAAGACAATTGCCTGGGGATTGGAGCGAGGCCGCGCGAAGCCGATCGAACTGCCCGATCGCCCGCTCAACGGGCACCACCATCAGGAGGCAGCGCCGGCCACCCCACAAGACCCCGGATGGTGGCATTCCCTGGAAGCGCGGCTCGGCGAGGAGCCTGCGGAGGTTGACGACGCCGAGACTACAACCTCCGTCGAACCTCCGCAGGATGATCCCGACGCGCAAATCATCAATCCGCCCCGGGATTGGACGGCGCCGGCACCGCTGCGCGAATGGATCGTGGACGGTTGGATTCCACGCGGGTATGCCACCGGCCTGTATGGTGATGGCGGGGTGGGCAAGTCGTTGTTAGCGCAGCAACTCCTATCGTCCGTGGCGCTCGGATTGCCCTGGCTCGGCCTGACCGTGAAGGGCGGCCGGGCGTTCGGCATGATGTGCGAGGACGATCGGCACGAACTGCATCGCCGGCAGGAGTCGATCAACCGCGCCTACCAAGTCGGGATGCAGCACCTGGAAAATCTGCGGCTGGCCCCTCGGCTCGGTTTCGACAACCTCCTGATGACGTTCGACCAGAGCAACCACCCGCACCTTACGCCCCTTTTCGCCGACCTTTGTCGGATGCTGGACGCGTTCCCGCCGACCCTGGTCGTGCTCGATACGCTCGCCGACATCTTCGGGGGCAACGAAATCGCCCGTGTCCATGCGCGGCTGTTCGTGCAGGGCGTCGGCGGCCAGATCGCGCGACGTTGGAACTGCGGCGTGGTCATCGCCGGCCATCCGTCTGCGGCCGGGCTTGCCACCGGCGCCGGCACCAGCGGCAACACGGCCTGGAACAACACCTTCCGTTCCCGGCTTTACGTAACGCGCCCGGAAGACGACCCCACCGGGGATACGCGGCTGATATCGCGCATGAAGGCCAACTACGCGCCGAAAGGTGGCGAGATCACCTTCCGCTGGCAGGAAGGCGCCTTCCTCGCCGAAGACGGCACCCAGCCGGCCCGCGCCCGCCGCATCGAATGGGATCAGATCGACGCCATCTTCCGGGAAATCGCGCGCGCGTGGGACGCAGATGAACCGTGGTCATCAGTGCCGCAGACACGGAAGCATGGACGGTATTTGCCGCTCTGGGCGCAAATCCACCTCGGATTGCCGGAGCGGCTGGTTGCGCAACAGGTGGAGAATTGGCTGGCGGGAGGCTTCCTGCGATCGGAGGTGTACGACAAACGGACGAAGGCGATCGGGCTTCGCGTAATCCGCCGTCTTCAACCTCCGGTTGCTGCGGAGGTTGTGCGGAGGTCTGAAAAGTGACTTCGTTTTGCGGAGGTCTGGAACTGGGGTTCTCGGGAATCTTTCCAGCCCTACACACGAGTTGCGGAGGTTGCGGAGGTTGCGGAGGTTGCATTTGCGGAGGTTGGTATTTGCCGCATCGTAACATCCCGGCCAAACCCGCAGAAATGGCCGGATTTTTGGCTGCGGAGGTTGTGCGGAGGTTGTTGCGGAGGTTCCCCCCCCAGACCCCCCCAGCGCGGGAGCGGGCGCGCGTGGGACGCGCCGACCCGGCGCTTTTCCGGGCTGACAACCGAAAGTTGCAGCCGAAAGTTGTGACTACCCCCGCCTCGGCGGCGGATGCCGCTCGTGGAACCGCGCGGCCGCCTCAAGCCACGCCGCCACGTCCGGGGGTATCACCGCCTGCCCGGTGCCCCAGCCTGCTCAAAACCCCTGCTGACTTTCGGGCAATTTCGAGCAGCCCCGCGATGCGTGACCGTCCCCGGCCGAAGCGTGACATGCCGGGCCGCCTGTTGCGCGGGATTGGCCGGATTCCGGGGCCGAAGCGTGACACTATCCGTCCAAACCGTGACATCCAGTCGTGCTCAGTCGTGTGGCACGTCTGGACACGTCTGACCGTCGAACCAGGAGCATTCCATGACCCCCGCTGAACGCCACTACCTCGCCTGCCTCCATAACGCCGTCGGCGTGCTGTGCCTCACCCCCGCCGACGCGGGACTGCGGGCCAGCTGGTGGCGGCGCTGCCTCGAGGCGTGGGAGGTGGTGGAGCGGGAGGCGCATGCCGGGCCGGCGCTTCAGCCCCTCAACGCCGAGCAGTGGCCCGACGTATTGGCCCGCATCAGGGAAACACAGGACGCCGCCCTCGCCACGGCCGCCAGGAAGCCCGTACAGCCCCCGGCCGCCCCCGCCGCACCTGGGGTAGCGGGCACAACCCCGGAGGCAGGTCACGGGGCGGCTGGCGGGGGTGACAATGCGGCCCAGCTCTGCATCGCGGAGCCATGGCACGCTCTGCTCTCGCGACTTCAGGCGGACCTCGACGCGGCCCGCGCCGAGATCGATCGTTTGCCCATTCCAGCGGCACCGCCCTATGCCATAGTGCCCACTTCCCAAGCAAAGCCCGAAAAACCATCACAAACCCACTTGACGGTGCCCACGGAATGAGCATAGACGCCAGCCTACAGGGTCATCGCGGCACCGATTCCCGCCGCTTTGTGCCCTGCGCGAGCATTCCGGATGCCCCCTGGCATTGCGTCTACACCCGGCCCCACCAAGAGGCCGCCACCGAGGCTAGGGTGCGACAGGAAGGCGCGGCGGCATGGTTGCCCCTCGAAGCCGTCGCCCTCGCCAACCGACAGACGCGCATCCGGCCGATCTTCCCGCGCTACCTGTTCGTTCAGGACTACCGCTGGATGGTCGTGCGGAACGCGGGCGGCGAGGAAATGGCGTCAGTCCTCCGCTCGCCGGCCGGTATGCCGCTCGTTGTGCCACCCCGGGTTGTCGCCACCCTCATGGCCCAGCGTGGGGCAGACGGCATCATACGACCCGCCGAGCCGCGTGAGGTCGATCGCGGCGATGAGGTGGAGATCACGGGCGGCCCCTTCGCTTCGTTCCGTGGCGTTTGCAGCCGCACCGCCCGCGATCGCGTCTGGGTGCTGCTGAACGTCCTCGGCTCCTCGCAAATTGAGTTCAAGCGCACCGCTGTCGCGCTGGTCCACCCCCACCCCTGAAAGGACACCACCACGATGGCCGGAGACACCTATGGGCTACCCCTCGTGCAGCCCGGCACGATTGCTGGATCGGCGGTCTCGCCAATTCCTTATCAGCACATGACCGGCCGCGAGCAGATCGTTACTGATACCGAGATCGCCGGCGGCGCGTCGCCGCAGTCGGTTGCCGCGCGTTCCTTTCAGGTCGCCGCGCTGAGCGCCGCGTTCTTCAGCAACCGCGCGACGCTCGCCAGCAACGTCGGCACGCTCGCCACCACGACCGGCTGCATTCTCACCGAGGCGCTGACCACGGCCCCCAATGTCACCCAGGCGTTCACGGTGACGAACTCGTTGGTAACGGCCACTTCGGACATCATGATCGACGTGCACAGCGGCACCAACCAGTACGGCCCCGCCGCCGTCGTCTCCATCGCACCGGCCGCTGGTTCCTTCGTCGCGATCATCCAGAACCAGGGCACCGTCGCGCTGAATGGCACGCTGCTGCTGCCGTTCCGGTTGTAGGACGCGAAACTACGCTTGGATTACGCATGTCCGACAAGCGAGTTCCCGGCCGCCCATTCGCGGTCGGCAATCCCGGTAGACCGAAAGGTTCGCGTAACAAGTTGGGCGAATCTTTCATCACTGCAATGTTTAACGACTTTCAAGAACATGGAGTCGATGCAGTGCAGCGGGTGCGCGCGACCGATCCTTCTGCCTACCTGCGCGTTATCGCGAGCCTTCTACCAAAGGAGGTCACGGGAGAGAATGGCGAGCCGTTGTTCGCGGGCATTACGGTGACCTTTGTCAACGCAGAGACCGAACCTCAATCTTGAAGTGCCTAAGAAGATGGCGCCCCTATTTACGCCAGCGCGGTACAAGGTTGCATTTGGCGGTCGAGGCGGCGGGAAGTCGTGGGGCTTTGCTCGGGCGCTACTGATCCTGGGCGCGAAGACCAAGCTACGGATTCTATGTGCGCGCGAGTTTCAATCATCGATTGCCGACAGCGTGCATAAACTGCTGAGCGATCAGATTGCCGAAAACAACATGGGCGCTTTTTATACGATTGAAAAGGCGACAATATACGGCGTTAACGGCACAGAGTTTCGGTTCGCCGGTATCCGGACCAACATCGGGGCAATCAAATCATTTGAGGGGATCGATATCTGCTGGGTTGAGGAAGCGGTTAACGTCTCCCGCACGTCATGGATGACGCTCATTCCCACAATCCGCAAGGACGGTTCAGAGATTTGGGTCTCGTTCAATCCGGAACTGGAAACCGATGAGACATATCAACGGTTCGTGGTGCGACCGCCCGCTGGCGCAATACTCATCCCAATCGGGTTTGCGGATAATCCGTGGTTTCCCGATACACTGAAGACTGAGGCCCTCGAACTTCGCGAGCGCAACTTAGACGATTATCTGCATGTTTATGGCGGACAATGCAAGCACGCCCTCGACGGCGCTGTGTTCGCCAACGAACTACGTGATGTCGCCAATCGTATAACAACGGTGCCGTGGAACCCAGCAAAGCCCGTTGATACCTTCTGGGACCTCGGGAAGCGCGATATGTGCTCTATCTGGTTCGCGCAGGTGATCGGCTTCGAGTACCGCGTGCTCGACTTCTATGAGAACTGCGGGCAGCAGCTCGCGCATTATGTGAAGACACTGAAAGAGCGGCCATACGCCTACGGCACGCACTGGTTGCCGCATGATGCGGATCACGACCTCCTAGCCAGTGAACGGACCATAACTCAGCAAATGCGCGCGGCATTCTCTTCTGTTCGTGTGGTCCCGCGCACTGCAAAATCAACACAGATCGACGCCGGCCGTGCCGTGTTCGGACAATGCTGGTTTGATCGCGAGAAAACCGCAGACGGCATCCAGCACTTGCGGCACTACCAATACGAGATAGAGGCTGATACCGGCCAGCGAAGCAAAGAACCGCTACATGATCAGCATAGTCATGCGGCCGACGCGTTCATGACGCTGGCAATGTCACTCAGTGAGCCGAAATCCACGGCTGTAATCCCCCCCTTCGTTCCCGCCCCGGTCATGCAGCACCGTGGCGCATGGATGACACGATAGGACCGCACGATGCCGCTGACAAAGAAAGGCACCACGATCAAGTCCGCCATGACCAAGGAATACGGCGCGAAGAAAGGCGCCGAGGTATTCTATGCCAGTCGCAACGCGGGCAAGATCAGCGGCGTTGACCGGAAGAAGCCGACCAAAAAGTGAGCGACTACACCACCGCCACTGACGATCAGCTCGACGGGGAGAGGCCATTCGCGGCCGTCATCCGCCGGGCACATGCACGTTGGAAGCGGTGCTACGAGTGGGAATCACAGGCCCGCACGAACTGGATCATGGACCTCAAGTTCGACTCCGGAGACAGCTACAACAACTATCAATGGCCGGTTGAGATTGCCAGCACCCGCAGCGGCAAGGTCACGCTTACGGTCAACGAGACCCGGCAACACAACCTCCACATCATCAACGAGGCGAAGCAGAACAAGTCCGGCGTCAAATATCGCGCGGTCGGTGACGAGGCGACCGAAGAGGCCGCCGAGGCGTGGGAAGGCATCTATCGGCACATCGCCAACATCAGCAATGTGCAAATGGCGCAAGGCATTGCAATCGGCTTTCAGGTGCGTGCCGGCCTGGGCTATACGTGGGTCACATCGGACTTCACGTCGGAAGACAGCTTCGACCAGGACGTGTTCATTCGCGGCATCGCCAATCCGCTCACCGTGATGATGGACTGCGATATTACCGAGACCGACGGCTCCGACGCGCGATATGGTTTCATTTATGCCGACCGCCCGCGCGATGAGGTGGAGCTGAAGCACCCGGAGTTGCGCGGCGTAATGCCGCTGGCCAACGCGGTTGACGATGGCGCGACCGAATGGGTGCGGAAGGATCATATCCGCGTCGCCAACTACTACGAGATCACCGAGGAAGCCGATGAACTGCTGGGCAACGACGAAGGCGTGACGATCCTGCGCAGTAAGGTGCCGGCGTCGCTGGTCAAGCGGTGGGAAGCGGAGGCCGAGGCCAACGGCAGCAAGCTCAAGCGCCGTCCCGTCGTGACCAAGCGGGTGCATCGTTACGAGATCATCGGCGACCGTGTGGTCGATGACGAACGCGTGCCGGGCACATCGATCCCGATCATCCCATGGGTCGGTGAGGTCACGGTCATTGACGGCATTCTCGATCGCAAGGGCCATACGCGGGCGCTGATCAGCGCGCAGCAGATGGAGAACTACAACTGGTCCGCGTCGGTGGAGTTCGGCGCGCTGCAAAGCAAGTCGCCATGGCTCGTGCCGGCGGAGACTGTCGCCGACTATATGACCTACTACGCGACGGCGAACTTCGAGAACCATGCGTTCCTGCCGTACAAGCATCGCGATGACCAAGGGCGGGAAATCCCCAAGCCCGAGCGCCAGCAACCGCCGATGTCCGCGCCGGTCTATCTCGACGGCGTGGCGCTCGCCCGGCAATTCATGCTGTCGGCGTCGGGGCAGTACGAAGCGGAGATGGGCGCGCCGGGCAACGAAAAGAGCGGGCGCGCCATCAACGAACGCCAACGGCAGGGCGATCGGGCCACATACCACTTCATCGACAATCAGGCGATCGCCATCCGCCGCCAGGGCCAGATCGTGCAGGAATGGGTGCGGGAGATTTACGACACGCCGCGCGTGATCAAGACGATGGGCGAGGATCGCAGCGAGGTGCATCTGCAAATCGACCCCGACGCGGACAAGGCATACCAGGCGGCCGAGGAAGGCGCGGCGGCGATCTTCAATCCGAACCTGGGGAAGTTCGACGTGGTGCCGGACGTTGGCCCCGACTATGCCACGCAGCGGCAAGAGGCGTTCAACGCCATCGTGCAGATCATCACGCGGGCGCCGGCACTCATCGAAAAGATCGGCGATCTGCTGTTCAAGGTGGCTGACTTCCCGCTGGCCGACGAAATCGCCGAACGGCTGAAGCCGGGAATGCCCACTGCGGCACAGGCCGCAATCGACGAATTGCAGAAGCAACTTCGAGCGTCCAACACCCGGCTTGGCGAGGCCATGCAGGCGCTTACCGAGGAACGGCTGAAGGTGAAGGCCAAGGACTCCGATGCCGTGATTGACGCGTTCGACGCCGACACTCGCCGACTGAGCGCGCTGAAGGACTTCCTGGCCATCGACCCCGAGGCGCTGCGGCAACTGGTGCGCGAGGAAATGGCGCAGGCCGCGCAGGACAATCTTGGTCCCGCCGTGATGGGCGCGGCGCAGGGGTTGGACCTGGAGTTGGCCGGCGAGCCTCCGCCGGGCGCATCTGGCGCGCTGCCGATCCGCGTGCCGGACGTGGGGCAGCAAGCGGCGCAGCCGGGAGGGGTTTGATGGACATCATGCAGACTGCGGGCGAGCGTTGGGAAGCGATGCAAGCCGTTGTGGACGCCGCGAAGGAATGGTCTGACGCGCGTGCGCAATGCCTGGAGCTGCCCGTTACCGCCGCATCGTATGACCGCCTGGCGCGCGCCGAGGCGGCATTGCAGACCGCCACGCAGGCGATCGTCGCCACCGAAACGACGCAGGCCGCGACAGCCGCCGAGCGGGCAGCCGAGTGGCGGCAGCGGGCGCCGAATGGGTTCTGGGCGTGCCCGCTGTGAGCCGCGCCCCTCACATCCGCACGAAGCCCATCCGCGAGCGCCAGCCGTTCGGCCCCGGCCTCAATGCGCACAAGCTGGTGGCCGAGGTCGCAATCCAGATCGCGAACGAAATGTGGGAAGTCTACGCGCGCGATAATCTGGTCTACAAAGCCATGACGGCCGGTCATACGATCGACGAAAACCACGCCCGCTTGGCGTTCATCGGCGCAGCAGCGCCCCGCTTCCTCGAAGACGCGCGCCGGTCGCTGGCGGATTGCCTGTCGCTGCCCGATGACGTGATGCCGAGGAAGCAGAAGGATGAAATTCTGGATGCGCTGGTGAAGGATACGGACCTCCGCGCGAACCGGCACTTGGCCGATGAAGTGGCGATTGTGCCGAGCCGGCTGCATTGACCAACCCCCGGCGGGACAAGCCGTGTGACACAGAGCGAGGCGAAATGAGCGAGACCACCGAAGCCCCCACCCAGCCCGCGCCAGACGACGCCCCACCGCCCCCGCCGGCCGAGACCGATCCGCCGGCACCCGAAACCGCGGACGCCACTCAGGCCGCCCCTGACGCCCCTGCCGACACCACCGACGAACCGGCCAAACCAACGCAGGCGGATCGCCGCTTCGCCATTCTGTCCTCCCGGCTGACGACCGAAGCCGAGGCGCGGCGGGCGGCCGAGACAGAGCTTGCCGCCGCGCGGGCATTGCTGAACGCAGGCAAGCCCGACGAAGCCCCGACACCACCCGCCGAGACCGTGGAGCAGGCCGCCGCCCGACTGGTGGCCGAACGTGACAGCGCCCGCGCCCGCAATGCGCTGATCGAGGCTGGGCGCAAGGAATACACCGCAGCGGTGTGGGATGCGCACGCCGACGTGCTGCACTCGATGGGCGCCACGACCAATCAAGCCTTCATGGCCGCGCTGGTGGAACTGCCCAACGCAACCAAGATCGTGGCGCACCTCGCCGAAGACGTGGACGCGCTGCAATCGCTGCTGAACAAGTCGCCGCTGGCGATGGCAACGGAGATGGGCCGCATGGCCGCAGAGATGAGCCGACCGGCACCCGCGCGCCCGCTATCGAACGCGCCGCGCCCCGCCAATCCGATTGCGTCCCCGGCCACGCCGCCAGAACCGGATGTGTACGACGAAAAGATGAGTATGGAAGCGTTCCGTGATCACTGGATGAAAACGCGGCCCCGTCATCTTGGCGGGAATGCGAGGCGGTCGGCGTGATTCCGCCAACCACGTCCGGATGGCGCCCGGCTTTCGTGTCGTATGCGCCGCGCTTCTTTTATGGAGATTCGGAATGGAGGCTGCCCAGGCAGGCCGACTTGGTTTGTTTGATGAAACTCGTGCAACGGCAAGCTGCCGCTTCGCAGCCTGTCGCTGATATTACTCCGCTGCACGCCGCATGGGTCGATACGGCAAACAAGATACTATGGCCTCCTGAGGACTACACTTACCGCATCACGACGCTATCGGATGACGATATTGCGAAGATGCTTCGCTGTCTTATCTCGGAAGGCGCTCGAAGTAATTCTCGTTCAGCCTAACCCCCACCCCGCGCTCGCCGGCACCAAAGCGAGCCAGACCGGGACTGCAACCCGTGTGAGACGCCCAGCCTGAGCCTGTGACGTGTGATAGCCTTTTCCGCCACGGCTGTATTGCGCACCGACAAGCCAAGAACTCCAAAGAGTGAGGCCGTTAGTGCGTGTTTCCAATACAGTGTGGAGTCACACCAATGGCCGGCAATACGCTTCTCACGATCAACATGATCGCGCGCGTTGCGTTGACGATGTTCCGCAACGCGAACGCCTTCATGCGCTCTGCCTCCTTCCAATATGATGGTCAGTTCGCGCGCAGTGGTGCCAAGATCGGCAACTCGCTGCGCATCCGGCTGCCCGTCGATTGGGTGGTGCGCACCGGGCAGGCCGCATCGTTCCAGGATGTCTCGGAGCAGTATGAGACCCTGACGATGGCGACCCAGCAGGGCGTCGATATGTCGTTTTCGCAGAGCGACATGACCTTGTTCATCGACGACTTCGCCGAGCGTTACATCGCAACCGCCGTCAACAATCTGGCTGGCAAGGTCGCGGTCAACATCATGTCGGGCGCCGAAGGCGGCGTGTGCAACTACACCGACAATCAGGCCGCCGGGGCGATCATCACCCCGAGCAACACCACGTTCCTGAACGCCAACGCCATCCTGAAGACGCAATCGGCGCCAGACGGCGATCACCGTGTGATCGTCAACCCGTTCACCGACGCGCGCGTGGCCGGGGCGCTGGCGGGCCTGTTCAATCCCGCGACGGAAATCAGCCGCCAGTATCGCGAAGGCGATATGAAGAACGCGCTGGGCCTGTCGTGGATGTCCGACCAGACAGTCATCACGCACACCCCCGGCAGCTTCTCCGCCGGCACGGTGAACGGCGCGGGGCAGACCGGCTCGACGCTCGTCACCAACGCGATCACCGGGACGCTGAAGAAGGGCGACATCATCACGATCGCCAACGTGAACGGTGTCAACCGGGTGGAGAAGCAGTCATACGGGCAGGTGCGCCAGTTCGTCGTGCTGGCTGACGTGGCGAACGCGGGCACTTCGATCTCGATCTATCCCGCGATCGTGCCTCCGACCAACGCGGGCGCGGACGTGCAGTACCAGACGGTGGACTCATCGCCCGCCAACAGCGCCGCGATCAGCCTCGCCAGCCCGGCCAGCACCGCATACCGCAAGAACATCGTCTACCACCCGCAGGCGTTCACGATGGTCACGGCGGACCTCGAAATCCCGCCCAACGTCGCGAGCGGCCGTCATGTGCTGGACGGAATCTCCATGCTGATGGTCCAGCAATACGTCATCCAGGGTGGCTTCACCGGCACCCGTCTCGACGTTCTCTATGGCTCGCTGTGGACGCGCCCGGAATGGGCCGTCGTGGTGGCCGACGCACTGTAAACGGAGCAATCGCATGTCCGACAGCCAGACCATCTATCTCATGCAGGGCGGCCCCGTGGCGCCGCACCTGCGCAAGCTGCGCGAACGCAAGCTGTGGACCGACAGCTACGAATATCGCGAATATCCGAAGATGCTGCACCTCTCGCAAGGCGTGCAGGAGATCAAGCGGTCCACCGACATCGGCGACGGGCGCCGCACGCGGGAATGGACCGAGACAAAGGAAGTCTTTCAGCACATCATCGTCAATTCCGAGGAGGAGGAAGAGCGCGTCCTCGCCGGCGGCAAGACCTCGGTACAGCAGGAGGAGGACCGGCAGGCGCTCATCGTGCGTTGCGCGCAAGCCGGTATCAACGTCGATCCGAACTGGACGGCGGTACGGCTGCGGCGCGAACTCGGCGACAAGATGAACGCGCCCGCGCCGGATCAGCGCGCGGCGCTTCAGGCGCGGCTCGCCGAGCTGGAAGAGATCGCCGCCATGCGCGACAAGATCGCCGCGCTGGAGGCGAAGCTGGCCGCGCCGGCCGCCCCCGCCGCCGACGAAGAAGACATGCGTGCGCAGTTGGCGACGCTCGGCGTGAAGGTGGATGGCCGGTGGTCCACCACGCGACTGCGTGAGGAGCTGGAGCGCGCCACCGCGCCCCGGGCTGCCTGATGTATCGGCTCATCCCGGACAGCGCGGTCGCGCTCTACCGCCAGCAGCGCGCGGAACGGCTGGCCGCGTGGGACGATCTAGTGGCGCTGTGGGATCGTGAGGACGCCCAGCGCACGGGCATCCGTGACGCCATCCGACAGCAGCACGAGAATGGAACGCGCGATCACGACGCGGCGTTCCGCGAGCGCTGGGGCCGGTTGCCGGACGAGGCTGAACCGGAGGAAGAGCCGGCCGCCGCGTCGGTTGCCGAGCCGGCTGCCCCTGAACCCGAGCCAGAGCCGCCGGCCGCCGCCTGATGCCACTGACGACGCCCCAGGCCATCATCACGCTGGGCCTGAAATCGGCTGGAATCCTCGGCGTGGGGCAAACCGCGCTCGCCGAGGATTACTCCGACGTTTACGACGTGCTGAACGGCATGCTGGCGCAGTGGAATCAGCGCCGATGGCTGATTTATCACCTCATCGACGTGTCAATTCCAACCACGGGGGCCGTTTCATACACGGTGGGCGCCGGCGGAGACTTCAATACGCCACGTCCGTCGAGGCTTGAGGCGGCATTCCTGCGCCAAACGATCACCGGTGCGCCGAATTTCGTCGATTATCCGTTGCAAATCCTGCAATCCCGCGAGGATTACAACCTTGTGCAGCTAAAAACGCTGCAAAGCTGGCCGTATTTTATATTTTACGATGCCGCATACCCTCTTGGCAGCGTTTATCCGTGGCCAGTGGCCCAGGCATCGCTTTTCGACCTGCATTTGACGCTGAAAGCGACGCTGGCGCAGTTCACGTCCTACACGCAGACCATCGATCTGCCGGACGAATACAAAGAAGCGATATGGACGAATCTCGCGATCAGGATTGCCGTGATCTATCCTGGGTCGAAGCTGCCTGACTGGGTGGTTGGACTTGCGGCATCGTCGCTTGAGACCATCCGCGTCGCAAATACGCAGATACCGCTTCTCCAAATCCCGGGCGGCCTCGGCCGGCGGTTGCTCTACAACATCTATTCCGGTCAACCCTACTAGGAGGCGCTTACCATGGCCGCACCTGATACGACCACCGTCACCGGTCCCAACTTCGCGCAGACGCTGCTTGGCAATACGCTCGTCACGCCCACCAGTGGCACGCAAGCCAAGCTGGCGGACATTCTCTCGACCGCGACCGGCGGCGCTGTCGCTGCGACCACGCTGTCAGCGACCAGCACGGTGACGCTGAGTCCCGCGAACAAGTCCGTTACCGTTGCGCCATCCGGCACCGGAACCGTTGTCATCAACCCCGCCACGGCTGGTACAATGGATGCGGTCACGATTGGGGGCACCACCGCAGAGCCGGGGACATTCACGCTGCTTACGGCCGGAACCATCGTCAGCAGCGGCTTCATCCGTGGAAGCGCGGCAACCGGTATCATCGCGGCCGGCACTGCGACAGCCGGCGCGACCGCGCTCACGGCGGCGTTCAACAACGTTCAGACCGTGACTGCGACGAACAAGGGGTTGAATCTCCCCGCGAGCGCCGCGATCGGTGTCGGCGGTGCGGTGACGATCGCCAATACAAGCACGGCGGCGGCCACGGTGTTCGGGGTGGGAAGCGACAAGATCGATGGCACGACCGGATCGACGGGCGTCACGCTGACCAACGCGAAGACCTGCGTCTACACCGTCGTTGCCACCAACACGTTCCTGTCGAACCTGGGGGCCGGGGTGAGCGCATAATGCTCCCCGTCGTCCGGGTGACGCCGCGCCCATGGTCCCCACATGCCACGCCGATGCGTGATGTCGGTGATACATCGGTGATCCTGACCAACCCCGACCCGCCGCCGATCGATCCGGATGCGGCGTGGAGTCTCAATCAGGGCTACGTCGTAACCGGCGGAGCCAAGCCTCCCGCATGACGCGGCTCGCGCTCACCCAAGGCGCCTACACCGCGCGCAGCATCATCGCGGATGCGCAGCGTGCGGTGAACCTGTACGCCGAGAAAAATCCGCCCGACGCGTTGGTGCCATTCACGCACTATAATGCGCCCGGCTTGGTGGCGCTCGGATCGTCGCCGGGCCAACCCGGGCGCGGCCTCTACATGGCCAACTCCGGCGACCTGTATCTCGTGGCGGGACAGTCGGTCTACTACGTGTCCCCGGCCTGGGAACGCACGCAGATCGGCATCATCGGCACGGCGTCGGGTATCGTCAGCATGGCCGACAACGGCACGACGGCCGTGCTGGTGGACGGCTCGCCGAACGGCTACCAGATCGACCTGACAACGCGGGTCATTTCGCAGATCACCCCGGCGACCAACTCGCCACCGATCGGCAGCGGGGCAACGTATGCCTTCTACGGCGCGAACCGGGTGGATGTGCTCGACGGCTACATTCTTTTGAACCAACCCGGCACGCGCAACTTCTATTCGACGTATCTCAACGAGATCGTGTTCGACGCGCTCTATTTTGCCGCGAAGAATGGATATTCCGACAATCTCGTGGGGGTCGTGGTCACGCGCCGCACAATTTGGTTGATCGGCGAGCGCACAACCGAGATATGGTTCAACGCGGGCGCTGCGGACTTTCCATTCCAGATCATGCCGGGGCCGTTCATCCAGCACGGCAGCATGGTCTGGTCCTCGATCGCGCAGGCCGATGGCCGCATATTCTGGCTCGCGCAGGATCAAGCGGGCAAGAACGTCATCGCGCGAGCCGAGGGCTATCAGGCGCGCTCGATATCCACGCCAGCGATGCAAGTTGCGCTCGACTCCTATTCGACCACCACGGATGCGCAGGGCTTCTGCTTTCAGTTCGGCGGCCACACATTCTATCAACTGAACCTGCCGACCGCTGACCGCTCCTGGCGCTGGGACGAAAGCACCGAGCTTTGGCACGAATGCCCGTACACGGATGGCGACGGCGTGGAGCATCGCCATCGCGTCGCGTGCGCGGCTTATGCCTACGGCCTGAACGTCGGCGCCGATTGGGAAACCGGGCAGCTCTATTCGATCGACCCTGACGCCTATACCGACGCGGGCGCGCCGATGCAGTTCCGGCGCGGCTTCCCGCATATCATGGCGGACGGCAAGCGCGTGATCTATCCCGGCTTCGTGCTCGACGTGCAGGCCGCAACATCGCCTGACACGACGGCCGCGCCGGACACCGGGCCGCTGGTCTGGCTTCGCTGGTCCGATGATCGCGGCGAGACGTGGAGCAACGCCATCGCGCAATCGCTTGGCGCGACCGGGCAATATCTCTCGCAGCCACAGTGGAACCGCCTCGGTATGGCGCGGGATCGAGTGTTTGAGGTGTATGGGACCATTCCCGGCAAGTTGGCGATCAACGGCGCGTTCCTCGATCCCGCACCAATACCGATGACAAGCTGATGGACGTTGGCGCCAACCTTCCGCATCCAACCACGATCGTTTCCGACGCGGAGGCCGGGCGCGTGGCCGATGTCTGGTATCAATGGTTCCTGCGCATCTTCGCCCGCACGGGCGGCGGCACGGGGGGCAACTTCGGACCGCCCGCGACGATCCCCGCGACAGGCTCGCCCGTCAGCTACACCGCGACAAACAACGGTTACGTGCTGGTCACCGGCGGCGGTGTGTCGCGGGTGCGGTACAGCCAGGACGGGACCACTTGGTATGCGTCGGGCCAGTTCTACACCGCGCACCCGGTTACGATCGGAGATACCGTCGAAGTGACCTACGTCCGCGCGCCCGTGATGACGTTCATTCCGGCATAAAATGCCCCCATTTGTCATCTTCGCGCTGCCGCGTTCGCGCACGACGTGGCTCAGTCAATGGCTGAGCTACAATGGCGTTCGGGTAGGCCATGATATCGGCATTGACTGCCGATCGGTGCAGGATTTCGTTGACCATCTATGGTCTGGCCGCATCGCGGGCACTGTCGAGACCGGCGCGATGGTAGCCGGTAAATTGCTGCGGCACGCAATGCCGAGTGCTCGGTTCTTGGTTGTGCGGCGTCCGGTCGAAGCCGTGGAGCAAAGCCTGTCTCGTTGCGGCGTCACAGGCATGCGCGAGGAGTTGGAGCGGCGCGATGCGTTGCTCGACAGTCTGGTGAGGGACTGTAGCGCGGGCGTCGTGGAGTATGCCGACCTCGCCAATCCCCAGGCGTGCGCCGAGGTGTTCCAATACTGTCTTGGCGTGCCGTTCGATCCTGAATGGCACCGCGCCATGGCTGAGAGGAACATACAGACCGATATCGCGTCTGTCCTTCGCCGCACGCACCAGAACGCGGAGGCCATCGCGGCATTGAAGGCGGAAGTGACGGACTTGACCGCGCGCCTTGATTCCGCGCATCCGCCGCCGTTTGTTCGCATCGGCGTCGAGGCGTGGGACACGTTCTGGCCAGAAGCCAAGCCGCTCGGCGAAGCGCACTACCATGAGGTGGGATCGGATGCGCGCCCCGGACCGCCTTACGCGCTGGATGTGGAATTGATGGCAGCCCAGGCGCGGGCTGCGGGTCTTATGATCGTGTCCGCTCGCGTGAACGAAAGGCTTGTGGGCTACTGCATGTGGACCCTCACACGGGACGTAGAGCGGGGCGGTGTGCCGATGGCGGACCAGGGGCCATGGTATGTCGCGCCAGATGCGCCCAAGGGGCTTCGCCTCGGGCCACGGCTGCTCACGGATTCCCTCGATAAGCTGCGCGCGATTGGATTCCACGACTTCGATCTTCACCACGACATGGAAGGACGCGGGGCGCGAGCCGGGACGCTTTTCCGCCGGCTTGGCGCGGTCGAATACCAGCGGAGATACAGCCTTCATTTGGGCGCTGACTGATGGGCAGCATCACAGCTCTTGCGATTGCGGGAACCGCCGCGAGCGTCGGTAGTTCACTGCTTTCGTCATCCGCCGCCTCATCCGCTGCCGACACGCAAGCTGCGGCGGCGAACCAAGCATCCGACCGCGCGCTCGCGCAGTTCCAGCAGACCCGCTCCGATCTTGCGCCGTTCCGCGCGGCCGGCGGCAATGCCCTTTCGCGGCTGTCGGATATCCTCGGCCTCTCGACGCCCAATCCGCTCACCACGACCGCACCCGGTGCGCAGCCATCCGGGCCGGGCGGACTGCCGGCGGGCTTCCAGATCGTGCAAACCACGACGCCGAACTTCGATAACCTCGGCGGCGCTTCGTATGAGCCGGGGCCGGTCAATCTGGTCGATGCCAGCGGTCGAGTGCTGCAATCGTTCCCGAATGGCACATCACCAGACAGCATCCGGGCGCTGTTCCCGGCTGTCGGCGGGACATCACAACCCGCCGCTCCGTCGGCGCCGGCAGGCAATCCCCTCACGGTGCCGAGTCTCACGTTCGCGCCAACGCAGGCGCAGCTTGAAGCAACGCCGGGTTATCAGTTCATCAAGGGCCAGGGCCTCCAAAGCGTCGCCAATTCCAACGCGGCGGCCGGGCGCGGGATTTCCGGGGCGGCCTTGAAGGGCGCGGCCGAGTTCGCCACCGGCTTGGCGGGAACGACGCTCGATCAACAGCAGCGGATTTTCCAGGCCAATCTGCACAACCTCATCGACCCGCTCGAATTTACCGCGAACCTTGGCCAGAACTCGGCAGTGCAGACAGGTGCGCAGGGCGTGACGGCGACGGGGAACGCCAACGCCCTGACGGTCGGCGGCGCGAATGCCTTGGCGTCCGGTCAGGTGGGGAGTGCCAACGCCCTGTCCAGCGGTCTGAGCAGCATCGGCGGCGCGCCGCTGAACTATCTCCTCTATAACCGGTTGCTTGGTGGCGGAGGGGGCGGGGGAGGCGGAGGCTTTGACCCATTTGCTGGGAACACAATGGGATGAAACCCGAAGCAAAGCCCAACCCCCTCGCACCACGTCGCCCGACGCCCGATCAGCGGCCGGAGCATCCAATGATGCTCCACGCCCGCGCGTGGCAGCATGCGCAATCCATCCATCCCGACGAACTGCCAGACAAGATCGCGCTCGGCGACTACGCGGTGCCGATTCTGGGGCGCCTCGCATCAGATCCCAAGGTCCGCAGCCAGGACGTGCTCAACGCGGCGGCGCAGGCGGCGGCGGACGGTAAGATTGCGCCCTCGCGCGCCGTGGAGCTGATCGGCCAGATACCGGAGGACGCGGATAAGGTGCGGCCGTGGTTGCGGGGGCTGTACGCGGCGAACCTGTCGGCGATCGTGCACATGAAGGCGGCGGCACTCGGACAGCCCCAGCCCGCTCCACAGCCGCCGCAATCGCCCCCACCGGGACCGCCGGCATGAGCGGGTCAATCGGCGGCATCGACGCCTCAATCCCCTTGCAGGCAGGCAAGGGAGTGACGGCGCCCAACCCGCTCACCCAGGTCGGCGAGTTTGCCCGTGCGGCGAATGCGCTCAATCAGCTCAAGCTCTTCCCTGGCCAGTTGCAGCAGCAGGGCCAGCAAACCCAATCGCAGGCCACGGCGCTGGCGCAGCAGCAACTGCGCGCGGCAACCAGCGTCCTGACGCCGTTGCTCACGCTCCCGCCCGGCGGCATCACGCTTGATAAGGTCACGTCGGCGCTGGCGAGCGGCGAGCGCAACCTCGGCATCGTCACGCAACCGGTGCTTAGCCACATCATTCAGTCCGGCATTGATCCGCAAAGTCCCGCGTTCGATGCTTTCGTGCGTTCGCAGATCGCCTCACTCTCGCAGGGCAGCGGGGAAACGGCTCTCGCCGCCGCCGTGCCGCATCCCGGGCCGATGCTGGACGTTGGGCCGACCATCCAGCCCACCACCGTGTCGCCCGCTGGCAGCGTGTCACCGGGCGTCGTTACGCCGGTCGGGCCGAGTTATGGGAAGGGGCTGACGCCAGGAGAAGCGACGGCGCCGACGCAGATTGGCGTTGTGCCATCCGGGCCGGGCGCGGGCGCCCCGATCATGGGCACGCGCCAGCAGTTCATTGAAAGCGCCGGCGGCCTTGGAACCGGGCGGTTGCCGCCCGCGCTACGGAACCCTGCCGCCCCCGCGCCAGCACCGCAAGGTGTCATCGCGGGCGTTGGGCCGGCGCAGGAGGCATCACTCACCACGCAGGGCGGCGCGAGCGCCAAGGCGTTCCAGGATATCGCCGAGCATGGAGTCCAGGCGCGAGCGCAGGGCGCCATTCTCGACACGATGCTCGGCGATACACAGCAATTCGTGACAGGTCCGGGGGCCGGGGGGATCAAGAGCTTCCGCAGCGTGGTGCAGCGCATTTCGCCGTCCGCCGCTGCCGCTTTTGGGATATCTCCCGAGGCGATTGCCGCCAATGAGTCGTTCGACAAGTTCGCAAATCAGCTCGCCGACGCCCAGGGCGCGGGCAGCGATGCGCGGCTGGCCGTCAATCAGGGCGCCAACCCATCGTCCCACCTCACGCCGGCCGGTGTGGACCTGATCATCCGCCAGTTGCGCGGAAATGCCGATTATCTTCAGGCCAGATCGCGGCTTGCGGCGACGTATCCAGATCAAACCGACCGCGCCGGGTTTGAATCAAAAATCGCATCGCATCTTGACCCGCGCGTGTTCCAATACGCACGTATGACGGGCGAGCAAAAGGCGAACTTCTACCGGTCGCAGGCCGATAAGTCCGCGTTCCGCAAGAGTTGGGATTGGGCGCTTACAAACGGGCTGGTTTCCAATGCCGCTCAGTGATTACGATCCCATTTTTCAGGCGGCTGGGGCGGAATGGAACGTTGATCCGGTGCTCCTGAAGGCGATCGCGCAGCAGGAAAGCCAGGGCAATCCGAAGGCGGTCTCGAAAAAGGGTGCGCGCGGCCTAATGGGGATTATGCCGGACACAGCATCGGGCATTGGCGTCACCGACGCAGTCGATCCGACGCAATCTATCTATGGCGCGGCGAAATACATCAGTCAGTTGCTCGATAAATACGGAACGCCAGAGAAGGCGCTGGCGGCCTACAACGCCGGCCCCGGGCGTGTGGATGCCGGCGCGCCGCTGCCTGACGAAACCAGGGCCTATGTGCCGGCGGTCGCCAGGCATTACCGGCAGTTCAGCGCGGCGGGGGCGCCCCAGGCGGAAGCGGCTGCACCATCCGATGATGCGGCATTCCTGGCTCGCACGGGCGCGGCTCTGCCGTCCGATGCCGCAGCAACAGCGCCGCCGGTCAATGCGGACGATGCGTTCCTGGCACGCACGGGTGCGGCCGCAGCGCCAGCCCCGCCGCCACAGCCCCCACAAGGCGCGCTGCCAGTCGTCAGTGAGTATGGCGACCTCGCGGCGCAGCCATGGGCACAGGGCGCACAGCCCGCTCCTGACGCCATCACGCCGCTGGCCTCGGCCGGCGGTCGCATCGGCTCGGCAGCAGCGCAAGCATATCGCGACACGCCGCCCATCCTCACACCGCAGGCGCAGTCGTTCGTTGACCAGAGCGGCCCGATCGGACGCTACATCACAAACCCCTTGCTACACGCGGTGGGGGCTGTGCCGGCGGCCGTCAATGCCCTTGGTTCGGGCGCCGCGCAGGCCGTGGTCGAGGGTGCGGGCGCAATCGGACAGCCTCGGCTTGGTCGCGATGTCAACGCTCTTGCCCAGATATTGCCATTCGCCCGCGTGGGGACCGGCCTTTCGCTTACTCCGAGCGGCAATCCGTTGCGCTCGGCACCAGAGGGGCCGCCGACGCCGCAATTCATCCAGGAATATTACGGCGAGGGGCGCCCCGGGAACCCGCTGGCCAATTCGCCGCCAGTTGTGACGCCCAACCCGCTCGCTTCCGCTGTCAGCGCGCCGGCCTTCATTGCCCCCGGAACGCCGGTGCCCCCACGAATCCTGGAGACTTTGCGCTCGGATTCTATCGGGCGCCCCTCTTTCATTCCCCCGTCTACTTCCACCGATGTCATGGGGGATACGACTCGCCTTACACCGCCGCCCAATTCATTGCCGACCGTCGTTCCCGCTGGGGCGCTCGCAACCGAACGCGCCCCGCAGTCCGTGGGCGCGGCAGCCTCGCGCGAACAATCGCCGCAGTCTGCCATCGAAATGGCGCCAGCGCAGGCGCAGGCATATCGCTCGACCGCCGAACTGCAAAAGTTGAACGAGCCGCAACCGGCGGGAACTGACACGACTCGCTATGTCCCCGGTGTAGAGCCTACAGTGGCGCACATGGAGCAAAGCGCCAATGTGTCGCGTGAGCAGAAGATGCTTGAGGCGCGGATACCGGAGCCATTCAAGGATGTCGCCCGCGAGCACAACGAAAACCGACAAATCTACTTCAATCAGATCGCTGGCTCTCCGGTTGACATCGAAAGCGCAATAGCGGCGCGCAAGGCGCAACTCGACAAGGACTATCCAGCGGCCTTCGCGAACAAGAAACCCACCAACGCACAGCCGGTTGCGGATGCCATCCAGAGCATTCTTAACGACCCGCGCGGGATGGAGAACACCCAGCTTCAAAAGTATGTCGCGCCTCTGCTGGATCGCCTGAAGAACGCGGATGGGACGTTGAAGAACGATCCCGAGCAGCTTTATGGGCTGCGCGAGGATATAAACCGCATGACTTCGCGGGCATCGCAGGCAGATGACAAGAACCTGACGCATGTTGCCGCCGAACTGACCGACATCAAACAAGTCCTGGACGGCGTGATCGAAAGGGGCGCGCCGGGATATCGGCAGTATATGGAGAACTACGCGGCGGCATCGCGGCCGATCGACGCCATGCAGGTTCTTCAGCAGATAGAGCCGAAGCTCTACGACACGCAGGGCCGCATGCAACTGAGTCGCGTGCAGTCGGCCATGAGGCAGATCGTGACAGCCCGCGCCGCGCCCGGCCTCAATCCGTTCAAGTCGATCCCCGATGAGACTATGGCGCAGCTTTGGGCGCTTCGTGACGATCTCCGCCGCGTTGCGTCGGCGGAAGAACTGGCCAAGGCGCGCGGGTCCGACACGGCGCAGAACTTCATGGACTTGGTAAAGCAGGGTGCCGGCCATGTCGCCGGTATGACGTCCGCGGTCGTGCGCCATACGATCCCCGGCGCGGGGCTGGCGATCGATCTCGGCGCTGGCGCCGTCAATGTGTTGCGCTCGAAAGCCACAGAGAACGCGCTTCAGCGGCGGGCACTCGAAATGGCCCGACCTGATGCCGGGAAGTATCCGCCGCCTAACCCCTTGTACTGATCCGGCGAATATAGACCGGCACGCCTGATAGGAACCACGCGGCGACTGCCGCGCATATCACGATAACGTTGCGCTGTAGCTCCGGCCTCATGTCGATGAGCAACACGAATGCCGCGAGCGTGATGCAGCAACAGACAACCCAGCGCGCCCACGCGTCTCCGCGCAGCCAAAAGTAGCCGGCCGCCAACGCGGCCACGACCCATGCGACAACCATAGGAAGCCCCCTTGTCTCTCGCGACCCTCCTACCATTTTCCCGCGCCGTCTTCTACGACGCCAACGGCAACCCGCTGGCCGGCGGCTTTGTGCATACCTACGTGCCGGGCGGCTCGACGCCGAAAACGACCTGGCAGGATGCTGGCGAGGCGGTTGCCAACGCCAACCCCATCACGCTGGATGCGGACGGCTCGTGCCTTCTGTTCGGCGCGGGCGATTACCAGATCACCGTCACGGACGCCCTCGGAAACAGCATTCCCGCCTATACCGGCCTAACCTCTTCCTTCGCGTCGGCGGCGCTCATCCCGGTGGTGACCGCCGCAACCACCTTCGCCGCCATGGTGGCCCTCGGCGCCGCGCCATCCTTCGCCAACGTCGTGGCGTTGCGGGCGCTCAACGGCCCCGTGCCGCCCGTCGTGTACGTGGAGGGGCTTTCCACGACGGCGGATGGCGGCGAGGGGACTTTCCTCTACGTCTCGACCGACTCCACCAGCGCCGATGACGGCTGGTATATCGTGGTCGATGGCGCCGGACATCGCTGGCACCGGGCCGCGCCATCGTCCGCGCCGCGTCGCGTGTCGCAAAGCGGCACCTCTTATTCACCAGTCGCGGCCGACAACGGGCATCTGATCTCGCGGTCGAACTCCGGGACGCTCATGGTGGACACGCTGCCGGGGACGGGCGGCGGCGTTCTGGCGGCGAACTGGACCGCGAAGATCGCCAATGCTGATACGACGGCGATGCTGGTCATTCAGCTCGGCGCGGGCGCCGGCATGGTCGGCACGGGCAACAATGCCATCAGCGGCACGGGCGCGGCGACGCGGCTCTACCTCGGCCCCGGGCAAAGCGCGTCGTTTCTCTGGGACGGCGCGACATACTACGTCACGGCGCAGCAGACGCGGGCGCGTTGCAATACCGCATTGGATATCTTCGTCGCCACCACGGGGTCGGACAGCAATCACGGCCTTTCAGCCGGGGCGTCCGTTCTTACGGTGTCCCGCGCGCTCTATTTGCTCTACCAGATTTTCGATCACAACGGCCTGACGCCGACGATCAATCTGGCGGACGGCACCTATGCGGCAGGCCAGCCCGGCGTGCTGGAAGTGAAGGGTGCGCCGGTCGGGTCCGCGCAGTTCAATGTTGTCGGCAACACCAATACCCCGACAAACGTCATTCTGAGCGGCACGAATGCCGGCGCGGTGCTCGCCGGCGGCGCCGTGTTCGTCAATCTCGACAGCATGCGGCTTCAGGCGACCGGCGCATCCGGCCCGTTCTCCATCGCGGGCATTGGGATCACGGCATACAACGGCGCCGAGGTGAACTTTCAGCATGTGGACTTCGGCGCATGCGCGACATCGCACATTGACTCCACGGCCGGCGCGACGGTGAACGGCCTCGGCCAGACGTATACGATCAGCGGCAATACGCCATATCACGTCGCGGCCTCGCAGGATGGCGTGGTCATCATCGCCAGTTCCGGCGTGACCATCAGCAACGCGCCAAACTTTACCGCCTTCGTTGCGTGCGATTCAGCATCGACGGTCTACGCGCCGGGCATGACGTTTTCCGGCGCGGCAGGAGGCGCCCGTTACGCCCTGACGAGCCTGGGGATCATCGAAACGGTCGGCGGGGGCGCCACCTATTTCCCCGGCAACGCGCCCGGAACGAATGACGGAACTGGAATCTACACATGAGGGCGAAATACGATCCGACCGACTGGTATTGGAAGGTTGGCACGGACGAGAGTTCGGTATGGGCATCGGGACGCCTTGCGTTCGTGCCTGTCAGTGACGCCGATTATCAAGCCTGGGTCGCGCGTTCCGATACCATCACATCCACGATCCGAGATGCCGCCGATCTGCTCGGTGTGATGTTGGCGCAGTGGATGCCGCGCGTCCTGGCCGCTGGTGTCGCTGTGCACTCGACCGCAACGCCCGCGCTCAACGCGGTCTATTCGTTCGATCCGAACGGATCGGCCGCGCGACCGGGACTGACGGCGATCACCGGCATCTCTACGGGCATTGCGTCCGGCAAGCCTTTGCCGAGCGGCGGCGCGACGTTCCTCTATTCGGACATAACAGGCGCATCGCACGCATTCACGGCAGCGGACTTCCTGAACTTCGCGGCGGCGGCGGAGGGATATGTCTATTCGCTCACGCAGGCCGTCGCGGCGCGTATCGCGGGAGGGACCGATGAGCTTCCGACCGTCCCCCTTGTCATCGCATAAGAGGTAGAAAATGACCGCAGTCGCCAGCACGTCGCCCCCGACCTACGCGCAGGGCGTGCAGCCCGACAGTATGACGCTGGCGGGCGGCAAGCGCGTCCAGTTAATGGATGGCTCCGGGCATGATGTTTCCCCGACTCACCCGCTTCCCGTTTCGCTGGATGCGCCCGGAACAGTTACTCCCGTTGCGCCCTCGGGGGCGTTGACGCTCGCAGCTGGCGGAGTATCGCAGGCCCTTACATCGGCTGCATCGTTCAGCAATGGTCTAATCATCGAAAATCCATTGACCGCCACACAGCAGGGAATAGCGGCGGCGGAGTCGATTTTCGTCAATATCACTGGTGGCGCGGCGGTTCTTACTTCGGGCGCCACCAGCCTCGAACTATTCCCCGGCGATGTCATGACCATAACGACGGGGTTCACCACCGCAATCAACTGGAATGCGACCACCATAGGCCACAAGATCAGCGCGGTGGTGATGTAAATGAGCGTCATCATCACGCGCCGGATCGGCACTCTCGGCTACCAGAATGCTGATGCCGTCGCCATCACCGGCGGCACGATCAACGGCACAAGCATCGGCGGCGTCACCCCGGCGGCGGGGGCGTTTACCACGCTGAACGTCACGGGCGCGGCCGGTCTGACCATTGCCGGCAATACGGGCGTCCAGATCGGCACGGCAAGCGGCGGAGTCACGCCCGGCAATCCGCAGAACGCCGCCGTGTTCGTCGGCGGTGCCGGCGGCGCGCTGAATATGACAACCGGGGTATGGGCCGTGGGCGTAGGGCCGTTCGCGCTCGGCAGCCTCGCCTCGTCCAGCGAAAGCACAGCGGTCGGCACTTGGGCCGCTCGCTACATGGGGTTGGCGGGTGGCTCGGACGCGGGCGCGGTCATGGCCGTCAGCGCCTACGGCATGGGTGCGCTGGTCACGGCGGCATCAGGCACTGATTTAGACGCCTTCGGCAACGACACGATGCGAAGTCTACCGGGCGGCTTGGTGAACCTGACAGCGTTCGGGGCCAGCGCGCTGAAGTTCGGCGCGCCGAATACGTCGGTCATGGTCGGGGCCTCGGCCGGGCAGGGAAATTCCTCCAGCATTACAATTACCGGCACACCGACCACCGGCGATGTGCTGCGCTTTACGTTTCAGTCCGCCGTCATCAACGGCGGATCGACGATAACTGTCAATTACACGGTAGCGGCTGGCGACACCACCAACGCCATCCTCGCGACCAGTTTTGCCAACGCTATAGCTATCGCGCCGTTGTGCGCGGATACTTCGTATAGATCGACCGCCGCGTGCGGGGCGGTCGTGCAGAATGCCGGCAGCAACGTAATATCTCTGCGCTGGATTGGCACACAGAGCATTGGGCCGGTAGCGCCAGTTACGATTGCGGCGACTGTGGCCAGCGGCGCTGCGACGGAAGTATTGACCGTTGCAGACGGCACAACTGGGGCTGTCAATATCGGCATTGGGACGCAGGCGTTGCTGGGGTTCCAGCAGACTACGGCAACCCGTCAGATCGCCATCGGGTACAACGCATTGCCCGCGGTGACTTCTTCGTCGGATGTGATCGCGATCGGCAATCAAAGTGGACTTGTCCTGACGACCGGATCGCGCTCGGTGTTCATCGGCACCGATACCGGGAAAGCGGTGATCGGGGCCTCGGATAACATTTACATCGGCAACTCGGCCGGGTCTGCGAATGTAAGCGGCGCCCAGTCAGTAGCGATTGGCACGAGCGCAATGGGCACTGCGACGGCCGGAAATAGCATTGTGGCGGTCGGTTATAACGCCTTTGCGTCGGGCGCAACCGGCGGCTCGTCCATCGCGATCGGTGACTCTGCCGGCAAGAATGTAACCAGCGGCGGCAACCAGACGCTCGTTGGCCATAACAGCGGCCAAAACTTGACCAGCGGCGCCAACAACACCGCGCTGGGTTCGCAGGCGCTCAAGGGCACAGCATCCTCGACCGCTGCCCGCAACGTCGCGGTCGGTGTTAGCTCCATGACGCTGGCCACGAGTGCGGCGGACTCGATCTCCATAGGCTATAACAGCGGCGTCGCCATCACGTCCGGCATCAACAACATCATCATCGGCAGTGGCGCCGCCGCATCACTGCAGACAGGTTCCGACAACATCCTCATCAGCACGCGTGGCGTGGATATCGTATCCGCCGGGGCCAACACATTCGGCATCTACGGCAACAACGCCGCCGCGATTATCAGCGCCACGGCGACGAATACCAGCTCGCCGATCGTACGCATCCCCGGCACGCTGAACTACAGCAAGCTCGTCACGGCAAAGACGGCCGATTACAGCCTCGTGGCGGCCGACAGTAACGGCGTGTTCCTGAACACGGGCGCGGCCGGGACCGTCAATCTCAACCTTCCCGCCGCCGTGGTAGGGCTGCGTTACACGGCTGTGGTCGATGCGGCTCACACGGTCGCATTCGTTGCAAATGGAACCGACAAGGTGGCGGCGAACGCGACCAACTCGGCGGCCGGTGGCAACGTCGCGAGCAACACGCCGTTCAACTCCATCACCGTCGTTTGCACGAAGGCCGCGCAATGGGTCGCCACGGCGAGCGTCGGCACATGGACGGTCACATGAGGGCCTGGATAGCTCTGGCGGCGGCCCTGGTGTGCGGAGGTTGGACCAGCTCCGGCAACATCGAGGGTATCGGCGGCACGTTCACTGCGAACGGCACGCTGGGCACGGTGCCGGCAGACGCGATGCTGGTCGGCTGCCGGTTCAAGGAAACCGCAAACCATACCGTGCTTGTGAGCCTCGGGACGGGCGCTGGTGGCGCGCAAGTGTTGGCAGCGGTCTCGGTCGGCGCGTTGCTGGAAGTGCCGATAAACGGCCCGTCGATGCTGTTGCAGGCATGGACAGCGGACCAGTCGATCTTTGTCGCCTCGGCGGCATGGAACTCCGCCAGCATCAACGCGACGTGCTGGTATGTCCGTTAAGCGCATGACATGGATTTTTCGCGCGGCGATGCTGTTGCTCGGCCTTACGGCCAGCGCCAGCGCGCAAACACCCGCCGCGGTCGCGCCCGCCAATCTGCCGGCCCCGACAGCCACCACGCTCGGCGGCGTGAAAAGCCTCGCGGCGGCGAGCAACCAATTCCTGACAGCGATCGGAACGGATGGTACGCCGACGCAGGCGCAACCATCGGCGTCGAACGTCAGTGGGTTGGCTGGGTGCGCGTCGGTGTGCGGCACGGCCACCTCCTTCCCTGCTAATTGGCCAACTGGAACGACGGTCAGCAATTCGACGGTGCGTTTCTACCCACCGTTTGCCGGCACGATCACTTCGGTGGATTACCAGGTTGGGACCGGCTCGTTCACACTGGCGATTCAGATTGGCGGCGTGAATGTCACGTCGTGCAACGCGCTGACGGTGAACAGCGCAACCAAGACGAACACGGCATGCACGGCAGCGAACACGTTCACCGCCAACCAACTGATAACGATCGTCATTACCGGAGTCGCATCATCGCCGAGTGATGCCTACGTCGGCGTCAACATGACCCGGACCTCCTGATGCGCCACACGCTCGCCCTCCTCGCATGGCTGGTGCTGGCGCTCCCGGCCTGGGCGGCGTGCCCGGGCGGCTCCTGCACGCTCACGACGCCGGGCGCTGGCACATGGACGGTGCCGGCCGACGCGCCGGCTGGGACCGTGCTGACGGTCGAGACGTGGGGCGGCGGCGGCTCTGCTGGCGGCGGCACCGGGCAGGGCGGCGCAGGCGGCGGGGCGTACTCGCGCGCCACCTACACCGTGACCTCCGGCGACGTGACCAGCGGCATTGCCTACTACGTGGCCAACGGGGGCGCTGGCGTTTCGTCGGGCACGGCGAACGGCAACAACGGCGAGGATACCTATTGGGTGTCCAACGTCACGATCATGGCCAAAGGTGGCACCGCTGGCGTTGGCAACACCGGTGGCGCGGGCGGGCTGGCGTCGGCCAGCGTCGGGACAACCAAGTTCAACGGCGGGACCGGCGTCAATGGCGGCTCTGGCGGTGGGGCTGGCGGTGCGGGTGGCAAGGACGGCGCTGGCAAGCCCGGCTCCGGTGCGACGGGCGGCGCGGGCGACAACGCGCTCGGCGGCGCGGGTGGCATCCCAGGGGCCGACAACGTGCTCGGCGGCGGCGGTGGCTCACGGTCGGGCGCCGGCGTTGACAACCACGGTGGGGCGCCCGGTGGCGGCAGCGGTGGCCACTCTGCCAGCTCAGTGAGCTTCGGAGGCGGGGGCGGCCAGATCGCTATCGGCTACACGCCAACGGTATCAGCCAACGGGCCGGTAATCACCGGCCTTGTGCAATAGGGAAACAGCATGGAACCCGAGACCTTCATCCCCGTCCGCCTCGCCGATCTGGCGAGGTGGAAAAAGTTCGGCATCGACGGCGGCACGCACGCCGAAGGCGCCGCGATGGCTGCGGCGATCGACCTGATTTACGACAACTGGGCGCTGTCGCAGCGGGTCGCCGCCAGTCCCGCGCCCGAACCCGAGGCGCCGACCCCGCCTGTCGTGGCGGCGGCCAATGGCAACCGGCATGCACGACGCGTCGGGAAGCGCCTCACCTAAACCCGAGCCGGCGCCCTGCTCGAACAGGACGCCGGCCCTACGCCCAACCCGAGCGAAGGAGATCGCCCGAGATGACAGCCCACTCTGAACCGCCCGGCCCCTGGGCCGTGTGACGCTCGTCACAGTTCGACGTGACGGGCGCGAAAAATCGGAGGGGTGCCGGACGTGCCGACGAAATGCGACCAGACCCGGATCGTGACAGTGGCGTTAATCCCGTAGGTGATGCCGTGCAGAAACCGATCTTTACGCCGAGGATTGATGCCGGGCACATCATGCAAGCGGCGGTGTTCGCCGTGTTTGCGATCGTCTACATCACGTCAACGAACAACAAGGCCGACGATGCCAACCGGAAGATTGACGATCTAAAGATCGCGGTGGCCGACCTGGGCGCGAAAATCTCGGCGATTCCGGATTATGCTGCACGCTTGGCACAGGCCGAGCGGCGGATCGCCGACGGCGATGTCCGAATCGGCACGCTGGATACGCGGCTGACCGCGCGCGAGGATGGGGTTGATGGCCGCGTAACGCGGGATGAGATCGCCGCCGCAGCTTTCGAGGCACGCCTAGGCCGCCTGGAAGCCGCGACGGGCGCTCCGGTGAGGCAGCCGCATTGAGGGCCGCGCTCGCCCTTGCGCTGGCGCTGGCGGGCTGCACGCCGGATGCCGTGCCACCGCCTGCGCCGGCATGCCCCGCGTCCGTAGCCGTGCCGGCTGGGCTGCCGCGCGTGCGATCGGTTGATGCCCTCGGGCAGTACGCAATCCGGCTGGAACTGGCGCGCGAGGCTGAGCGGTCGCGCGGGGACTGCTGGCGGGATGCGGCTGGTGGGGTGCCGTGACTACTAAACAAGGAGGCTATCCAGTATGACTATTGATCTGACCGGCGTCATCGTCGCGGTGATTGGTGGCGCTTTCAGCATCGTTGGGACGGTGTTTCTCGCTTGGCTGCAATCGCACATGAAGGACCAAGCTGCTGCGGCCACTATTGGAAACGCGGTCAAGAACTCGCTTGGGGTCATTCAGCAGGCATCGACCGATGCAGTCGGTAAGTGGAGGCCGGCGGTGACCATCCCCGGTGTGCCGTCCAATCTTGCCGTTGGCGTGCAATACGTGTTGGACAATGCCACCCAGGAACTAGCGCGATTCACCGACATCACGCCGCAGAAGATCGCTGGCAAGATAGAAGCGCAGATCGGTCTTGCGTCCATCGCCACGGCGGCCAGCCCCGCGCCATCGCCATTGCCGCTTGATCCCGTCCCTGTTCCCCCGAAAGGACCAATATCATGAACCGCCTCGCCATCCTCGCGCTCGTCGGCCTGCTCGCCGGGTGTGCCGGCCAACCGCCGATCATTGTGGTGGATCAGATTGCCGTGTCGCTCACCGGGGCCGAGGCCCTCGCGACCAAGTATGCCCGGCTGCCGCAGTGCCCGAAGGCCGCGCCCGTGTGTTCCGAGGCGTCGGTCATCGCCGCCATCAAGCGGGTCGATAACGCGGCCTACGATGCCGTGAAGGCGGCGGAACGGTCGGGGCTGGCCGCAGATGCCAGCGCGGCCAAGGCGGCTGTGGCGGCTCTTCTGGCGGCTATTCCTGACATCGTAAAGGAGCACTGAACCATGGGCGCCATTCTGCCCGTCGTTGCCCAGCTCGTGGAGCTTGGCCTCGAACTGACTCCGACCATCATCGGCGCGGTGAACACCGTCATGGCGCTGTCTGGCTCGGGCAACCCGCCGACGCCCGAACAGCAGGCGCAGATCGACGCGGCGCTGGATGAGGCGCATGCCGCGCTGCAAGCCGCGCAGCAGGCTGGGTGATGACCGCGCCGACAAAGAACCGGCCCGCGCCGACGCCCACAGAGATGGCGGCCTGCTACTTCGTCGCCGCGCTTGCTCAGGACGTCGACGCTCGACGCGGGGTCGTCGCGGAGGACGGCACACCGGAAACCCGCACGAAGGTCATCGACCTGGTGCGCGAACGGTTCTTTGGAGATCGTGATGCCCCCGCGTGAATCGCCACCCCAGCCCGTCGCCTGTCCGTTCTGCCTGAGCACCAACGTGGCCCCGGTCATCGGCCAGAGCTGGTGGGTCCGCTGCGACGCCTGCCACGCGCAGGGGCCTCGGGCTGCGGATCGGGATGACGCGGTGATGCGGTGGAATGAAGCCGGCCCGGTGGCGAAGTAGCGGTGTCCGGCGCGCCTTAATCCGCGAACATTAAGGTAGCTCCTATCGCATGGCACGCGAACCAGAAGGCTAGTCCGAGGGAACAGAGGAATGGAAGCCACCACCAAGGCGACCCACGATCATCCGCATATTCCGCGCTCTTAAACGCTACGAGGACAGCCGCCGCCGTCGCCACAAAAAAGAGGCAAGCGAGACCGATATTGTTATGGCTCGGCGGACTCGTCGGGTTGATCATTGGTTCACCTGCAACCCGGCTGGGGCGTGGCCCTGGCCGGGTTTTTTGTTGGCCGTCTCTCCGGCCCGTCACCGCTGTCCGCCTACTGGAGAGGCGCGGTTGCTCCTGATTGAACGGGCGTATCGCCAAGGCCGCTTCTGCCGCATTGCTCCCCTGTTCGATGGGCTTAGAGCCTTTCCTGGGCTGAATGTAGCGGCATCGAAGATGGCGGGATTGTCTGCATGGGTGGCCCAGCTAGGCGCCTCGGGGCTTAGTAATTGTCGGCCAAAGCCGCGACGAGCCGTTTCAGATGCTCTGGCGTGATCTTGCGCATCGTGCGGCCTCCGGGGTTACTCTGTGACCTTGAAAACAGCCGCCCGCCCGTCATGCGTGATTTCCCACACGAAGCCGCGTCTCGATACCAAGCCGAGGTCGTGCAAGCGTGGCAGCGTGCGGCAGTCATACCGCAGTGGGACGCAGCCATGGCCGCCTAGTCGGTAGTATTTCCCGCCCGCGTCCGACAGGGCGTAGGTCTTCATCTCCACGAGTAAGGCCCGCTGCCGGGTGGTGAGGTTCATTGTGCGCCTCGGTTCTAGGGACTCTTGGCCAGCGTGTGGCCCAATGACAGAAGCACGAATGGCACGAGCCATCCCAGGAACGCCCATACAGGTCGAGGCCAATCAACCCCACACAGACCCGCGACGGTCAACGCCCCATACGCGACAAGGGACGCAAGCTGCATCAGAAGGAAGAGCGGCATAGTATTCACCTAGGTAAGTATCACTCAAACCCGCCGCACAAAACCGGCTGGCTGGGCAGCTCGGCGCGGATTGAGCGGCGGAGTGAATTTCGCCCAGCCGGGGTCCGCCGGGTCGTCGTCCAGCATCAGGAGATGCAGGACGTGCAGTTGTGGTTCTGTGATGCGCGGGGGCATTGGGGCTTGTGGTTACTCAGTCGTCGCAGGTTCGGCAACCTCGATGCTGCCGAGGACCGCCCTCACGTGATTGCGCTTCAGCATCATAAGGATACCTTGGCCGCCGACGAATTGGAATTGCAGTAAATTATCATCGTCCGTTGCGGGAAGCGATATCTTGATTTCCGGCAAAAGTTGTAATAAGCGCGCGGCGCGAGGGGTTATCTCGCGGTGTCCCAGCTCGACCGCCGATGCAATCTCAATCGTGCCTTCCCCGCCGCACGTCGGGCATTCATGCGAGCAGTCCGGGCAATCATGCTCGGTGCATCTGCCTTCGCAGCCGTCACAGGTGATGCGCTCGGCATTGGCGATACGGGAGAAGCGAACTGCACGAAAATCGTCACGCCATTCCTTCGGCCACACACGTTCGGCATGTGGCGCGTTAGATCGTTCTGGCACATCGTCGCGTCGCGGCACGCGTACCATGAGCGTGCCGTTGGTCGCGTAGGTAAATTCGGCTCGCGAGAACGGCTCAGATATGTTCTGCCGACGGGACTTTTCTTCAGCGCAGAAGGGCTTGAGATCGAGCGTTTCCGTCTGTGCCGGGGCCATCGCCGCCTCCATCCATTCCGTGCTTGACCGCCATATAGCAGTGTGTTATCAGTTCTGCAAGCGTGAACGCTGGCATGGTGATGAAAAAAGACGACGTGGTGAAACTGCTCGCTCGGGAGGTCGGGAAAGCCGCATCTCGCCGGCAATGGGCGCGGGCGACTGGTATCAGCAGCGTCTACGTGGATGACGTGCTCAACGGGCGCCGCGAGCCTGGGAAGGCAATTCTGGATGCGCTCGGGCTGGTGCGCGTGGTGACGTATCGGAGGAAGCCATGAGCAAGTCGGACTCCACAAAGATCACCAGCGGCCCAGGCCACGTCGAAATAGGCGCCGTTAACGGACAAGTCGTAGTCTACATCCCGGCGCTGGACCATCATGTAGCCTTCGCGCCGGATGAAGCGATGCAATTCGCCACACTCATTCTGAAGAAGACGAAGGCTGCCATGATGCAGGGGCGCCCCCATGTCTGACCAAACCGCCACAGCCATGAAGAAAGCAATCGCACTCCTGCGCGGGGCGCTCCAGAGCGAGTGCCTGACGCCGTATGTGGAGGGGTGTATTCGCGCGGCTGAAGCTGGAGGGTCGCAGGTGAGTCAGAGAGACAATCGGACCGCTGCTGGTTTTCCGGCCGGGCTGCGCCGCGGCGATCTCGGGATGCAGCGGTCGCGGATCGCGCCACTGCTGACCGGGGAGGACGTGGCGGAACTGCTCGCACTGGCGGACTTCTGCATCGGTGCGGATGGGAGTCTGCATTTCGTGCGGCCGTCAGACCTGGCTTGTAGGCTGAAGGCGCTTCGCTTGGTCGAGTGGGTGAGGAGGCCCGATCTTGGGCGCGGTGCCCGACTGCACCGCCTGACGAAACTCGGGTGGTTGACGCTGCTTACGCGGGCCGAGCACGAGATGCGCCACTTTCTGCCGCAAGAGGATGTTGAAGATGATGCGTGAACCTCAAGTCACCGATGACTGGCGGCCTGTTGATGACGCGCCTCGCGACGGGACGGAGGTGCGCATACTGGTGGAAGTCACCGCCTACTGGCAACAAAAGGAGCCGGCGCTACTCATAGATGCCGGATGGAAGCTCGATCTATCGACTGCCAAGGCGACGCATTGGAGAGAATGCGAGGCCAGGGGCTTGCAACATGACTGACCGGGCCAACAAGACCGCCGACGCCACCAAGAAAAGATGGAGCCTCCGCGCGGCCCTCTTCTGCTTCGGTCTCGCGGCGGCGGCACTGATACGAATGGTTTGGAACGGACAATGGCCGTGACTGACCCCCCACCCCTCCGCGCCTCCGCCCAAGCGCGCACCGACGCCGAGCTGGAAGCGCACATAATGCGGCAGGCACGCGAGCACGACGGTCGCTATCTGCTGCGGAACAGGTATAGAAGCCATTCCCCGCCTTCCGATCTGGACAGGCAGTACGAAGCCTGTGAGCGCATCGTCGATCGCGGAAACGCGCGGTGGATACCGAGAAGCAGCAGCATGGCCCCCGGCATTGAGATACTTGAGCATGACTGACCCAACGCGGCCCGCGACGCCCGGCGAGGAGCGCCGCGCTGACCGCCTCGTTGCCATGCAGAATGCCGCGGATTTCCTGGAGACGCTTGCAACATGACTGACCCCGCCGACAAAACCACGGACCTCCCGATCCCGCGTACCCACACCGTATGGCGGCATTACACCGGCAACCGATATATCGTGCATGTGAATTGTCGGCTTGAGGCCACCGACGAG